CAACCTATCTTCTCAGCGTATGCTTCCGCCTCCTCTTTAGTGTTAAACAATGGCAAGTCCTCCGTGATGTATCCTGGTAAAGTTGAAACGTCCACATCATACTTGTTGCGTTTCCTCCGTGCTTTTCTCAATTCCAATTCCTCAAGCTTTCGCTCTGTCCAACGGAGCATCTCATCTCCACCCCATAGCAAATAAGAGATTGTACCACACGCTTTTGTGTCCTTTGGATTGTAGTATTCTTGACCTCTTGACAGATAGCTGTAAGTACGCTTGATAGTTTCCATAGAGATTGGCTCATTATTTGCCAACTGTTTGGCACGATTCTTACCAACCAATGTGGCACAATCATTATTGACCTTTTCGTTTAGGTTGATTCCACGTTGAGCGTTCTGACTTGCTGCTTTAGGGTAGTCGTTGTAAGATTCAAATTTGTGATCGTTGAAATATTGGAAATCTCTCTCAATGGCTGGATTGGTTACAAGGCTAACAAAGTTCACTCCTGTTTCATCCTCCTCATTGATGACTAACTTGTATACTGGTAGTTTGTCCATTTTATATAATTAATTTTTTTGGTTTATTGGTTTACTTTACGATTGATACATCCTCTGTGACTTTCACTTTTTCTTGGGTGTTGCTGATGTCATACTCAGTGACATACACTCTGCGATCACCTGTGAACTCCTCTGTTCTTGGTAATCGTACAGATGGAGCATTGAATGACCCTGTGAACCCTCCTCCTGTTGTTGGAGCAGAGCCACTCGCAGCCCCCGACACATTCTCACTCTTTACGATGTCAATGGCTCTCTTGGCGTTGGTGGCAATAGTTGTTGCAAGTGCTATATATTTAGCAATACCGGCAAGTCCTCCAGATGCTACATTGTCAGGTGTTGGGCTGTTTGCATTGGCTAATGCACCACTCAATGCTCTCGCTGTATCTGCTGCTATCTGAGCAAGTGCCAAGCCTTTACCTACTTTTGTTTCTTGTCCTATCAAATCAATGACAGCACTACCCAAAGCCTGAGAGTCTTGAAATAGTTTTTCCTCAAAGTCAGCAAGTGCTTGTTCCTCTGCTTTCTTTTTATCCCTTGCCTCTTGTTCCTTTTTTTCTTTGTATTTTAGATTGGCATCAGCAATCTCAGCCTTTTTAACTTCACCATCTAACCAAGTTTGAAAAGCCTTATCTTCATCCTCTTGTTGTTTTTTACGGATGTCCTCTGCATATTTAGCATTGGCTTTTTGTATTTCGTTTTTCTCAATCTCCTTTGCTAACCAATCATCAAACTCTTTTTCATTGTCCTCTTTTGCCTTTTGTGCATTTTCTTTCCTTTTCGCTCTTTGTTGTAGCCTAAATCCAGCAAGAGTATTTTCTAATTTGCTTAACTGTTTTTTTGTTTCATTGATACTCTCATCTGCTTCCTTTGCTGTTTCCTTTGGATCAAATACAAAATTTGCAGCCTCTTTTTGTGCCTCTTTAAATTGCTTTGCTAAATTACTATTTCCACCTAACGCATTTCTTAGTTTATCTACTCCTTGCAAAAGTAAGTTAATAGGCTTTGATAAAAACTCAATGATGCCTGTAAGTATTTCTTTATTTCTTTTTGCAGTTTCAATTTGTGTCTTCTTGATTTGCTCTTGTGTTTCAATCTGTGCCTTAAGTTCACTGATAGCGATTTTTGCACGATTGATTTTTATTTGTCGAATCTCCTCCTCAGTCTTGCCTTGTAATTTAAGAATGTTCTCTTGTTCAGATACACTTTGCAATTGTTCTTGTGCTAATGCCACAGAATCCTCTTGGCTTTTAAGTAAGTCCTTTTGTGAACTTGATACACCAGTAACTGCCGCTTTAATATCATCCCAATAAGCCACAACCGCTGCTAATCCAGTCAATAGCAGTCCGATACCTGTTGCTGCAATCGCACCTTTTAAGGTTGTCAAGGCAGTAACAAGTTTTGTTCTGATTCCTTTGGCAAGGTTCAAAATGGCTGGAGTAAATTCTTTAAAATCTTTTAATCCTTGAGATAGTACCATCGCCCCCTGTACTTTGAGCATGACCTTCTCAAGTTCCTCAGATTGCCCACCAAATAGAGCAGTCGCACCAGCAGCCACTTCAAATCCAGCAGTCACACCTTGAGCCGCCCTGAATAATTGGTCTGAACCTCCACGAGCCGCATCAATGGCGAAGTCCAACTCCTCCATTTCTTGCTTATATTTACCGGCTACCTTTATTGCCTCTTGTGTACGCTTGTCATTGATGCCAAATTGCTGAGCGAGTTTCTCAGCTTCAAGTTGCGTTTGCGATACCGCATCGCCTAAATCTTCATAGGCGTTTGCTGCTTGTTTTACAGTTGACGTTCCGTTTACGTCAATATCTATATTTACTGCTTCGTTTATTGCCATTAGTGTCCGTGTGTTATTATCCAGTATTGAGTGCCGTCAGATACAACTTGGTCATATCCGTTCTTAGCATTGTCTGTGTGAGATGTTGCATCGTCTATTAATATTGAGCCATCCCCTGCGTTTATTGTAACTGAGTTTGATGATACCGTCTTTTTGATGACATACATTTTACCGCTATTATTAGTTGGATCGGGTAAAGTCACCGTGATGTTGCCGCTTGTGGTGTCGCATAGAATCAACCAATCGTCATAGGTTGCTGAATAAGGTGAATCCGTGTTGTCTATATTGACTACCTTACCACTACCCAACCAAGTACCGAGAACAGGTTGATTTTCCACATAAACCCTGTTGCCCTCAGGAACTACATAGTCATTGCAGTTGATGGCTGTGGTGTATTCCATCGCCTTACTGATAACTGTATTTGTGCTGCTCAGAGTTGTTGTCAGAATGCTGTCTGCTTGATTGCCATCTCCGTGATTGATGTTGTCATCGCTCCCTGAGTTGTTACCTACAACCACTCCTCCCTTATGTCCACTTACCACGTCATCAAATCCATCAGTAGGATATCTGTCTTTTGTAGCATCGCCCTCTCCATCAAATCCACCTGTACCAACTTTCTGATTATCGCTGATATAAGGTGTGTAATATGTTGATAGCAAGAACTCACACAAGTAGACCCCATCCCTTGTAGGTCGGTAGTCAGTGATTTTGTTCAGTTTCCAATACTGCCCCTCAAAGAAATAGTTATCCGCAAAAGATATATTACCCCAATCGTTCGGTGTTATTCTGAAATAGCCCTTGAATATCTTTGAGTTTTTATCGCCTATCTCTGAGATATACTTGTAGTAGTATTTATTCACAAGGTTGTCATTGGAGTAAGCAAATCCAACCGGCACATAGGCTTTCTGAACCATCCCGAAGTTAAGGTCAAAACTCATAGCCGATGGGTCGTCAATGTGTAACGTCAAAGGATAGTAGGTCTGATTCGGAGAGGATGCAGGATTTTGATTGAATGTGTAATACCCAGCCGTTTGCTTCTTGCCCCCATAGTATAAAATGCGAAGGCTTGAATCCTCTTTGTTAATGTCTGAATAATAGCGACCAGATGTTTTGTCTTGTGCCATTATTGTTGCATTAAACGTCACCTCAATCTTTTTCTCTTGTTTGATAAAATCATTATCAATGTCAACCACTCTATCCCCATAGATGCGAGAATAGGTGTCTTTATACTCCTTGTTCTTTTCATCGCCTCCTTCTTTGTAGGTAAATTTATACGGGTTGTTCTGCAAATCTCCCATGGGCAACAACTGATGCGGCTGAGAATAGTCTAATTTTTTACTCCAATCTTGATTATCACCATTGTAGAAATCATCCCTCGTTTCTATCCTCAGAGTCTTAGTGTCCGTCTGCTCAATATATAGATTGAACATCTTAAACATATTTAAGAGAAATTCCTTCTGTGTGTATTCGCCATCAAAGAACTGAGCGAACTCAACTGTATTATTGTAGGCATATGTAGCCGCTACTGTTTCATTGTACCAATAGGTACTGATGCCTATGTCAAGAGATAAATTGCTTCTTTGATAGTTACCTGTGGATGGATTGTAAATGAGTTTATCTACATACTCACAAGTGACTACATCGCCCGACACCAAGTCAATATCCACTGCATCCTGAAATATCGTTCCACTGCTGTCAAAATATATGCTTAAATATCGTGATTGTGTGGATGTAGTTATTTTGAAATTTACATACTGATTGGCTGATGTTGATGACTCTACTTGTAGATAGAATCTATACTTGCCAGACGCTGGTGCTGTGTATTCAAAAGTAGTGTTGTCATAGTTGCCACCATTATCAAAGTTGCCACCTGTTGAATCATTGGCAGCAGGTAGTGTTTGTCCTGTGCTTAATGTGGTTGCTCCCGTGACTTGTGCTTGATATAGTCGTTGAGTGACGTTTGCAGGTGTGTCTGTTAATGCCCCAAATGTATAAGGAACAACCAATCTCTTGAAGGTATCCGATGCAAAAAATGAGTCATCGGTGTACTCGTATCCATAAGTAGAGAATATCTTGTCAACGATTGTCTTGGCATATAGACACGGAGTGTGGTCATCTACTCTCCATTTCGCCGTATCTCGTGGGGATGTGGCTGTCTTTGGTGTCATTTGCCCATAGACATACCCCTTGCCATATTCAAAAGCCTCAGGGCTTCCGTCTACAATAATCTGAGTATCCCATGAATTAGTGACGTTTGTGATGTTTAGAACGTGATTGTATTCACTGAAATCAAGGTCAGCCAGTTTGGCGTTTTCAATGCTTGTAAATAGATTGGCCGTTTCTCCGTGAATCGTGCAGTTGTACCCAATCAGATTGTTGTTCTCAACGATGATCTCGGTCAGCCTAATGAATCCTCTTATCTGCTCAATGCCATCTGCTGTGACAAAGCAATCTGCTTTCTTATTAGGATTGAAATCAGGCGTGTATTGCCCTGTCCCTGTTATCTCATTTGCAACCTCGAATATGTGTCCGAATATCTGATTGTTGTTTTTAGTTGCTGGTATGGTCAGAGTCTTTGTGTAGTCTGAACTCCGTTGCTCAGGATTGCGAATATCTGCAATAGAGCGAGTGATGGCAATATCAAAGTCAGGAGCAAGGTCTAATTTGTTAGCAGCGAAACCTCGTGCATCTAAGCCAAGCAACCCTGTTGACAAACATGAAAGGCTGTCTATTGTACCGCCTCCAGATATTACCCTTTGCTGATACGATGCAAATACCTCTTGATAGTCGGTGTCATTTGTTGATATAAATACCTCTATCATAGACGCTGCACTTTGTCAGGGAAACTCAACTCTGCTTCAATCGTTAAATTAAACGCCTTATCGTTTATGTGATACCTCTGCTCGTATTCGCTGTCAGTGATATTCACGGTGTACAAAGCATCATCATAAATCCAAACTCTCGGACTCATGACCAACTCTCTAAGCCATACAGATTCTGCTTCAGTTATCAAGTCGCTGTTTAGCGTGATTCTCTGTTGAGCCTCTGTGTAGTATTGGCTGTTGTTGAATGATTGGTTTGTATAGGCATAGTCCTGACCATCTAAAGTGTAAGGGTTGGCTCGGTAGTTTCTCCTGTCTATTGTAAAGTTATCCCTTCTCACCTTGTTAAATCTGAACGACTCAACTGCTCCCAAGCGATTAAGAAAGAACACATCAACGGCATCATACTTAGAACAACGCTCGTCAATAGTTATGGTGTAGGCTGAGCCTACCAAGTTATTTGACGAATCCTCTGGGCGTATCGTGTAAGACGTTGCACCTGTTGGTATGCCGCCTGATATATTCGAGCCGATTGGGAAACGAACCATATCATCTGAGGTCGCATTGATGTTAACAGTAGAACTGTCAGAAAAAGTAACAAGTAAATGGTCGAGAGTGCCATCGTGTAAAGCGTAAAGCCAATCCTTTTGATTTCTGTGTATCCTTTTTGAAACATTGTTTGATAAGAATCCTGCTGTACTACCTGAAGCCATCAGATAATCTCCTTGATCATAATTCAAGAAAGTTGATGGAGCGAGTGCCGCATTCCAAATAGTGTTGCCTGTTGCAGTTGCCTCAGCCAATGTCTGAACTATTGGAGATGTTGTGCCGGTGCTGTACTCATATCCGAACTCCAACTTGTAATCAAAGAAAGAGCTTGTGCATCCACTTGCTGCTGAGTCTGTATATTCCCAATCTTGAGTGACGTATGATTCAAGAACACGAGCAATGTTGAAGACTCCTCGATTGTTTGAACCATAGTACAAAGGAACTTTGAGCCTGGTCAAAAGCGAGTCAGTTGTATTCTTGACATCGCATATAAATTTAAAGTTGTAATTGCTTGTTATCCCGGTGGATGTTTCCTGAACAACCCACAGATTGTCATTGTAGGCTGGTTGGTGTGTTCCACTGACTTGGTGACTTGCTGATAGTGCCATCTATTTATAATTAAGAAATCAACCGAAGTGGCTGAATTAGAGCAGTTCGTTTAAACAAGCACACACATAACTTTCAAATCCCGATGCTGCCGCCTTCTCTAATCGCTTCTGCTTCTGTTTGCTTATGGTAGTGTGGAATGCAAGGGTATTGAGAAACTCAGTCAGTGGCATCTCAAGTATAGTATCCCACTCTTGCCGTCTGCCTCCTGCTAATCTATCAACTAATCCGAGCCATCCGAAAACATCTCCTTTGCTTTCTTCACCTCCCCCTTCAAATAGGTTAGGGTAGTTTTTAATAATTTCGGATAGAGTGCCGAAAAAAAAAGCGAGTATTTATAAAACTGTGGTGCTGTTAATTCCTTGAAATTGTCAACCTTCCATTGATAGTCATC